AATGTGGATCGTTCAACCCGAAGAATCCTGAATGTTATGATATCTGAAAAAATTACTGACACAAAAGAGTTAATGAACATGTTTTCGAATGATCTATTAAGTCCTGAAGAATACAATATTTTCTTGTATCCGAAAGAATGTGAATTCAAAATTGCAGCACGCATGTTTTGTATGCTCACATTTCATATGAGATTAGTCTTGTCGATATTGCAGGAAAATGTTAAAGCAAGTATTTTCAAGTTGCTGCCATATCAGTCGATGACTATGAACAATAACAAATTACATAATTCATTGCTCAAAATGACTACAACTGACAAAACTGATGAAACAGTATTTGTTGAAGTGGATTTATCTCGCTGGAATCTCCAATTTCGGAATATTTTTATGATGGGTTTTGGAGAAATGTTTGATGATTTGTTTGGAGTTACAAATTACTTCTGCCGAACACATGAAGTTTTTGATCGATCTTTAGTAACTGTATTTGTTCCAGATCAGCGTATTCCCCAATATGAGCCTGGCTGGAATGCTAATGAAACAGATTCTGACCTCCAGTGGACGGGGCACCAAGGCGGTTTCGAGGGAATTGATCAAGCTAGTTGGACTGTCGCAACAATCTGTTTCATACAACGTGCATTACTCAAACAGCCCTGCAGATTCAAATTGTTAGGACAAGGAGACAATCAAACCTTAGCAATCACAAAAAATCCTGGTGTGTTCACGCCATTCTATGATTTTACCATGAATGTGTTGCAAGCGATAGAAAAGTCGTGTTCTGATGTGAATCAAATTGCAAAACCGGATGAGTTTGTAGATTCACTCTCAACTTTAACGTATTCAAAGAACTTCTATGTTCACGGAACGTTGTGCCCGATGGAGCTTAAATATGCATCCAAAATTGCACCAATTACATCCACCGATATGCCTTCTTTTTCTGATGCTTTAGGTGCAATTTTCTCAGCTGCTATAGGATCAGCTCAGAACTCGAATAAACCTTTGACACATTACGTCTTAGCTCTCATGATAGCAGAAATTCTTCTGACACGCGTGAAAATGAACGGAGCCTGGATGGGTCGCGGAGGTAAAGATCTAAGTGATCT